TCTGTCTGTCTGTCTGTCTGTCTGTCTGTCTGTCTGTCTGTCTGTCTGTCTGTCAAGATTGTGTTGTGGTAATGTGCCGTTGTCAATAAGCTGTTTTATCAGCTTGTCAGCCTTTTCATTGTTGATGTAATATTTTTCATCTACATTATCCTCAAGATAGTCTTTCAACTTCTTTTTGAGTGGTATAGGCTGTGGGAAATGATAATTGTACTCACTCAGGAACGAAAACATAAAACATCTTTCACGATTTTGTGCTACACCATAATTTTTAGCATTTAAATCTTGATAGTAATTTGTGTAACCTAGGCTTTCAAGAAAATCTAGCCACTTTCTAAAGTCAGGCATATTATCTTGACTATGTACTTGTGGCACGTTCTCCATGAATAAAATCTGTGGCAATTCTCCGTTACTATCTCTGATTTCTGTTAGTATTCTCTCAACTTCCCATAACAGACCGCTTCTTGTACCGCTGCCCTTAGACATTCCGGCTTGTTTTCCGGCAACTGATAAATCCGTACAAGGAAATGAGTAAGTAAGTAAGTAAGTGAATGCATTTGTGTCGCAGATATTCAAATCTTCTGCATGAACCTTAGTTATATCCATTGTAGGAAAATCTGTGTCATGTACTGCGTTATAGCTTGCAATAGCATACTTATCAAACTCCACAACCTTGTAATGCTCAAATTTAGCACCTATTCTCTTTAGTGCCATTGCCTGTGAACCATATCCGGCGAATAATTCTATCAATCGGATAGGCTTTGTTATGCTAATTGGTTCTCTTGTGAAGTCAAATATGCTCATTTGATTATCACAAGAATAATTGTCAAAATTCATTTTCTCTTACCAAAAGGAAACCTCGGTTTTATGTCGCGACAACCTATTCCTTTCTGATAAATTAATTAATGCTTAATATTTTCACTACACCACTGCTCTTGTATATCATCATCGGTCTTATCTCGTCCACGGATGTCGTACCACGCAAGCACTACCTCTGTCAGACCGATTATGCCAAATACTATGAGGGCGGTGTATACTACTGTTGTTATGTTGGTCATTCTTCATCACTCCAATCGAATTTTTGACCACAATTCATACAATGGAAGTAGAAAGTCTTATTATCAGCCGGTATTCTGTCTGTCAAAATTTCTCCACATGTCGGACAGCACAAGTACTCCTCTTCCAAATCTTCAAAATACTGCTTCATGATAGGTTTCTTTGGTATCTGTTTTTCAAGTGCTGATATTGCAAATCTAATTGCTTCTAAAACGTTGTAATCAGGGTATGGCTTCCATCTTTCTTTTAGATACTCAAAATGCATTCGCAAAAATTCAATCGCTTTTTTCGCTGTCATACTATCCCTCGCTTTCTTCCACATCGTACCTATCCTCGTGAATTTCCCTATCCTCTTCGTGGGAATAAGCTCTTTTACAATGTGTGCAAAAAGCTAAAAGCTCCTTTATGTTTGTACTTTTCTCGTATTTGCAACCGCTACATGGGCTTGGTTCTTTATTATTCTTTTCTGTCATGCTATCCCTCGATTCCCGCAGTTTTGCTGTAAAGTCCTAGCTTTTTCATTTTTTTAAGAAAAAGCTTCATTTCATATCCTGTAAGGCCAACATTAGTGTTTCCAATCTTCTTTTCGTCCATCAAGTCTCTGTCATACGACTGTAAAATATGACGGCCTGAAGCTTTATGCCAAATGTCAACGCGCTGCCAATAATTGTACTTTGTATTGTAGCGTTCATATTGAGCGCCATGCTTATCTTCACAGATTTTGTTGAATCCAATCTCTTTTAATTTTTCGTCTACGTTTTTAAATATTCTCATATTTTCTCCTATTCTGCTTCTGATTGAAGCTCTTTAATCCACCCATCATAATCCCATGAGCTTCCACATATAGCATCACTCGTTACAGTCGTTAGAAATTCTGCTAACTCTTCATCCGACATATTCCTTATTCTGTCGGCATTAGTTGGCTTATCGCTTTCCACAATTTCAAAATATTCATCAATGAACTCCAATACAATTTTTAAATTGTTCTTGATTATTTTCAGCGCAGTTAGAATGCTTTTTGTCTCTACCACTACTCCGTCAACTTCTTTTTTCATTCTTTCCACCTCTCAATTTTTTTCTCGATTTATATGGTCTGTATTCACATTTTCCATTTCTTTTTCCGCAGAAAACATAATCATCATCATTTTTCATATGACAGTGTTGACAAGTTCTGCATTTTTCAAAGAAGTTTTCATCTTCCATTACTGCTCTCCTTATCTGGAAGTTTGGCTAGTTTCCATACTGTACACCTATCGCTACTCCACGATGTTGCTCCATTGTTCCAAGCATAAACGCTCCCATTCTCATATTTCGCAAAATATCTTTTACCCCACTTGCAAAAAATGCTATCTCTTACCAGTATTGGTGTATCAACTGCAACTTTTGACCAGTCAACAAATGATTCAACATATTGGCTATTCGCCCATTTTTTTCTTTTGTCTATGCAAAATTCATCACCATTAAAATTGAATAAACACTCTTTACACGCTGTTCCTTGACATCGCATTGGCTCTGATGTCACTTTATTAACTGCTATTGAACCACCATTACAAGCAATATCCAAAATCTGTTCTGCAAATTTCTCTCTATTTGTCATAGTTTGATACTCCTTTCCCATAATCTGGCATGTGTTTAAACCTCTCGTATGCCTTATTGTCTCTGTGTTTTTCCATGTAGGCTTTTTGCCTATTATCGTTTGAATGCTTTATATGAGCATTCTGTGTACTATCATTTTCCCGCACATAACTCATTAATCAATCACCTTTATGTACCTTTCATCAACGTAATTAACCTCATCAGCAAGGCATTGTGCCACCTTTGGCAATGTCAGACCGAATTGATTAAATTTATACAGCGTGTCAATTAAATCCCTAAATTCTGCGATAAACTCTTTAATTTCCTTAACCGACAATTTAAACATTAGCTTAAGTGCCGTACACGCTAAAGTCATGTAGCTGTATGCCGTGTCATTTAAGAGCTGTCTCGTGTCGTTTATCGTGAGTGGATTATTCCTCTGATAAATCCTAATCAACTGCTGCATTGGGATTAGATTAATCTCTTTTTGCACATCAATGCCGTATCTAACTCTCAAAAGTTCGGCAAGCGTTTGAGTTTTCATTTCATTTTCGGTCTGCGCTCTTTCAAGGTACTCATTTATGGTTCTTTCAAGCCTCACAATACGCTTATTACCAAATCCGTGGTGCAAATACAGTACATAGTAGCCTAAATCCATAAAGTCTGTGAAAGACCGCCCTACGAGCTTTCTGCGGTTATTGCTGTTTTTCAGCGTAATTTTTTCCGATTTTGTCCATGTAAAATCCGGCTCTTTGTGCTTTTTCTTTGGTTTCAGTTTGTTGCTCATATTTTTTCATTCTTTCTTCAAGTTCTCGTTTTGTCCTGATAAAACAGGCTTCGGTAGTTTCTTCTGTGACTTTTACAATCTCTTTGCCGCACCACCGGATAGTTATTTTCGCTTCCTTGCTATTTGTTCTGTAGAACATTCGCAAGTCATATTTTCTTTGCAGTGGTCGGTAAAACTCGTAAAAATCTTTCAAGGAGTCCATTGTGAATTCCTTTCTTTTATTTTCTGCCGTGCCAAGTTTGCCTTTTCACAAGTTGCATTTTTAACGTTCTTCTGATAGTGCATTTCACAGACCTTATATCCGGGCTTTACCGGATTATCGCAGAAAAAACATAGTCCTTGTTCATATCTGCCGGTTCTTTCAGGCATTTTAACTCGTGCTCTTCTCATTGTTTCCCGACAAAATGTGCAAGTGGTATGCCCTGGGTCTGCTTTTCTCTTACGACAGCGTGTGCATATGCCATTTGCCTTGTCTTTTTCGTATCGTGCTTTTCGCCATGCTTTTTGTCGCTCATTGTATTTTTCAACATCAGTAGCACGTTTCTTTGACATGGCTTCGGCTGATTTTGCCCTACACTCAACACAGCTTTTTTCGTCACCATATAGCAAGTTTTTACCACACCTAGGGCAAACACCGACTGCCTGTAATCTTTTATAAAGTTCTCGCCCATATGCTGTACGTTTGCTGTTACATGCCGTACAAACCACACCTTCTCTATCAAGCGGTTTTCCGCAAAGCACGCAAAGATTGCTGGCTTTTCGTACTTCATATCTCTGTCTTGAATACTTGTCTTTTATCATTTTTCGCTAGGAGTAAAGCCAGCTTTAATTGTGCGCACAAACCTCTTTACCTCCTATCTTTTCATCTGCTTAATGCGTTCCTTAATTTCTTTTGGCATTGGAACACCTTTAACCGGCTTATTTTGGCTTTTATTATCTTCAAACGATATTTTTATCGTCTGTTGATTTTTAGAGCTGATTTGAGCCGAATACGAGCTTCTATTGGTACTTTCAATCAATGCCTGTATATCCTTTGGCATTTTTTGATATTCCTTATCTCGATTAACAACTACCCTGTAGGTTCTCATAAAGTTTGACTGTACTACATTTTCAATGCTCTTGCTGTCCGTCAGTGCCCAGTTCCTAAGATTATCAGGACTACCGACAGCCTTTTGTACGAGTGGTGGTAGCTTATTAAATTCTTCAACTGCGCCATAGTAGCCATTTCTAAGCGCCCTGCTAACAAGCATCCATGCTTCCATTTCGTTAAGCTCCTGTGGGGATTGAACCTCATGCAGTTTGTTGATTAACTGTCCAATGCTTGGTGCAAATCCGCTCGTATCGGAATGCACGTAAGTTTTCAATGCCGTAGAAATTTGACTGTAGCTGTATTCTTCCAACATCATATTCCACACATCTACTGTCTCTGATAAATTGCTCGGCTTGTAATTGGGGTAGCAATCACACATTATGCGAATAATTTTAACTGTCTCGTCTCTTGTCAAGAATCGCCACCCACCTTTAGATGTTCTGCATTTTCCAATGCAATTTCTTGTATCTTAATCAAAATACCTATTATTGCAAAATCTTCGTTATCGTATCTATTTTTTATTTCTTCGATTTTGTCAAAAATCAGTTTTGATTCTCTGCTTATACCTTCTTGATACCAAAAATCTGCAATTTGTCCTTGGTTTTTTCGCATTTCTTTCAATTCTTCTAGCCACTCTGCAAGCTGTTGTAAATCATCATTTCCCAAATCTGCAATATGCCTATTATTGAATTTTAACATTGCTATTGCTTCATCAATCGTCATATCAATCACGCTCCTTAAATGGTTCTGGGAGTGGTTGCCAAGCTACAATTTCCGTCCAAAGAACCGGCTCTTTAGCCGTTCCACACTTGCAAAGTCTCCACTGCAAATCATCACACCAAAAAGCCATATACAGAAAACCATTACTACCGCAAACCAAAACGATATCACTTGTGTTTCCATCAATTTCCGGCAACCTCTCACTGCAAGGAATCCAACCATCATTGTATTCTTTTCTCAATTTGATAAACTTATCTGCTTCGTATTGTCTACCACGGATATATGCTTTTTCTAAAGCATATGATTGTTGTGTTGCCGTTTGCCATGCTTTAGTTACATCAACTCCGTAATCAACCATATTTTTAGCATACATTTCAGCAAGATTATGTTTCATATCTTCCTTGTATTCTTTTTCTGCCATTTTTATTACTCCTTTACACATTGTCCCAATCAATGGTGCCTTTGTTAGCCGAATGTGGCTCATTGTCCTTTAGTGCAAACAGCCCTTGCCAACAATGGTCTACTGACTGATTAAGAATTTTAACAGCTAAATCATTATCACCCTTTGAAAGTCTCTCGATAGTGTTCATAGCTCGGTGTAATGCCATGTCGGTGCATATCGGCTTCTTAATCTTCTTTCGCATTGTCAGATATTCCTGAAAAGCACTCTCTAGCATTTCATCATCAGGGTAGTAGACAGTTTTCTTTTTAGATATTGATTTATCAATATCTTTTTCTTTTATATCCTTATCTTTACTATCCTTAACTATACTATTCTTATCTATACTTACCTTACCTATACTATCCTGTGGCAGACAAGTGGCAACCACTTGGCAACCATCTGGCAACCCATTGGCAACCACACGGCAACCATCGTCAGAAAATGTATATGCACCATTGGATTTTATTTTTAATTTTGCCAATTCTTCCTTAAAATTCGTTGGTGTATATCGGTCTTTTCTTAAAGCGTTTGCCATGCGCCAATGCTTAATTACAATCACACCATTATCAAACTGATAAATGTATCTTTTTTCCAATAGCTGTTGTAAATCAGCCACACTTGCGTGAGCTTTGAACATGGAAACTGATACCTGATTGCAAAATCCGTCATCATCAGCAGACATAGATAAATGCAAATATAAGGCCTGCGCACTTGATGATAAAGCCATGAAATTATCATCATCAGTGACTTTTTTTGTGAACATTCTACGTTCTGCCATTATTAATCTCCTATTTTATCTCCAATTAGTTCCGATAGTTCCATCGGGATGGATAATAATATTTGAGTATCCATCTTTATAATCATTATTTCTCTGCTGCCACATATCTCCTAATGTCAATCTTGCATGTTTTCCCATATAGTCAAATGTTGCATATACAAAGAAATCACCAATTCTAAAGGTATGAATATCAATATCATCATCATTCTGTAAATCATTCCATATTTTTACAGGATAATCTTTCTTTTCAAGTCCACTTAAAAATCTGAACGAAAAATTATTGGCCTCCATCTGCATAAAATCTTTAATATACTCAATCGTTGGATTTTCAACTACTGTTTGCACTGTGCAATTAGGAAAATCACTAGGGCTTTTATGCACATAATCGTTATATGATAAGTTGATATGTGCTAATCCGTTAAGTTCCTTTGAATATCCAGTAGTATTGATTGAACAAAATACATTGTTACTATGCTTTTTGTATGTATCAATAAGTTCTGAAACATGGTTAGGATATAACCCCGGCTCTCCGCCTGTAATTGTAAGTCTCGCATTGGGATGTTCCGACAGTATCTTTTTTAACGACTCAATCTGTGCCTTAAAATTATTGTCGCCTTGCATAGGGTTCTTTCTCTCTAAGCAGAACGGACAGTTATAAGGACATTCCTGTGTTAATATCAACTGTACATTTATTCGATAATATAAAGGCCCACCAAGAGATGTTTTATCTGTTCTATTCGCAAGTCTGTACTGTAAATCGTTTTGCATTTCGGCTCTTATATCATCATAAGTGTTAAAATGCGGAATTTTGTGTAATTTACTGCTCATCGCTTTCACCCGCTTTCAATAAAAATTAAACATGTTTTCCACAATAAGGGCAAAATCTCATATCCTTGCTTAAAGTATTATTGCTATCCAAATATGTACTATCCGTTGCACCTAAATATTCATTGCAATTAGAGCAATAACACCTAGTTATGTACTCGTCATGTTGCGCTCTGCAAGACGAATACTTGTCCAAGACTCTTTTTTTAATCATCATTATTATTTACCTCACAATTCCCAATATTGATTAAATCCATAAATTTCTCATACTGTTTCTGCGATACTTTGTTGTGCTCTTTTTCCGGCTTTAAGCGGATTATAAGGTGCTTTTCTGCGATAGAGGATAATTCCCTTGCCAACACCTTTTTACCTTGCTGTATGCCCTGCATATAGCCTTTAGGTGCTTTTCTCTCGCCTATTGAACCGCTAGCACGATTTTCTCCTTGACCGCCTAAACTGACATTTCTAAGCTGATAACCTTTATCGGCATATAGCTTGATGTAATACTTCTCCTTTTCGTCAAGCTGACTTTCAGGGAAATTTAGAAATTCAACTCGCCAGCCATAAGGATTTTTCTCTTTGTCGTACAGCTTGTGTGCCTTTAATGACTTGTCTATATGTTGTTCATATCCAGACATATGGCTTGCCAATCTGGTAATTATTCCAACACTTTGTCCGATATACGCATACTTAAATCCGTTTTCATCTTCTCGGAGTAGGAAGTAAATCCCACTCCTGTCATTCAGCTTTGGATTCAGCTTCAATAGTCGCTTTTTATTCTCCTGTTCTATTGCCTTGGCTCTTGCTATGTTCTGATAATTCAATGTTTCCACCTCTCTTTGCAATATCAATTGCCGTCTGCATAGCAACCTCATTTATAGCGTTTTGAATTTCGAGTTTAATTCTCTTTTCGATATATGCTTCCGAATCTCACAATATTAGTATCATCTGACCAATGCCCGAATGTATCATTATCGCCATAAGCTTTGACGCTTACTGTGGCTCCGTCCATACCGTTAGCAATAAAATCATCAGTGTAATTAGTACTATAAAGCGCCGTATAGGTCGTATCATATTCTTTCCATGTTCCATCGGCTTTTGTGATACGCACCTTATAAGATGTTGCGTTTTCGACCTCTGACCATTTGACTGCTACGTGACTGTAGTTAAAATACCTTGATGCACTCTTGTAGTAAGATGCATATTTTACTGTCGGTGTACCGAGAACGCATTTCTCAAGCCAGTTTTTCACAAATTTGTCGATTGCATCTTTTAAAGCACCATCGGGCTCGAAATTGATGTCTGGAATCTTCACAGATGGTGGATTAAGTGGTGGTGTACAAGCTGATACTGGTACAGCATTAAAAACCCCCATTGCAATCACACAAGTCATAGCTATTATTGTTCTTTTCATTTTTCTACACATTGTTTTATCCTCCTTTAGTTTGTTTGCATCAATTAATTTCATACTCACACCTCTTTAATTAAATGGTAATTCCTCGTCAATGCCATTAGGAATTGACATAAAGCTACCATCGGGCTTTGGCTGTGGTTCTGCACTGCTGCCACTTGAATTTTTACTGTCGCAAAATTCCAACTTAGATATGTTGCAATCGTTAGTGTAGACTGTGTTTCCGTCTCTATTCTTGTAACTGCCTGTAGTCCACTCACCGATAACTGCTATCTTTGAACCTTTAAATACGTGCTTCTCTACTGTTTCAGCAATCTTGCCAAAAGCCACGCAGTTAATGAAATTTGCCGTATCACCTTTCTTTTTAAAATTTTTGTCAACGGCAAGTGTAAATCTTGCTATTGCCATTGCATTTTCACCCTGTGTGTATCTAATGTCCGGGTCTCTAGTCAATCGGCCCATTAATGCTACAATGTTCATTATTTTTCCTCACTCTCTATATCAACGATTTCTTTGCATTTAACAATTTCAAAATCTCTATCCCAAGAAGAGCAACCGCTTTCAGCCTGTTTTGCTGTTCTGTATGTTTTAATTGCCGTCTCTTTCAATTCATCAACTTTGACAAAATGAAATTCTCTTGATAAACCGCACCATATTTCAGTACGATTTCGCCTCATAACGACATATCTTGTCCTTTCAATTCTCAAAACGGACATTCATCTCCTTTCCTTAAAATCCATTCCTTGTTGCGCTCTGCAACATCCACATTTGCCCCACAAGCAACTTTTTTCATCTTCTCGATGAAACTATCTCTATCAGCGTTTTCTGCTGATAGATGGCACATTATGACGTTCTGCAAGCTATCTGAATAATTTGCTTTAACAAAATCGCAAGCCGTGTCAATGCTTAAGTGACCTCTGAATACATGATTAGCTTTGCCCGTGTTGTCCCTGTCGATTAAATCCTTGTCATAATTCACGCCTAAGAGAATGTGGTTTATGTCTTTAAATCTCCATTTGATTAAATTTGTATCGGTAACGTAAAGCATTCTTCCCATTTCCGGGTGAGTAATCAGAAAGCCGAATATCGGGCAAGGTTCGCCATTTGCATTTGTGTGTGTCCAGCTTCCGTCTATGGTCGTTAAGTCAAAGGGTTTTACTGTAAACTCGCCCATATTCATTGACATATAATCAATCTTCAAATATGGTGCATAAATCGGTATTCCCATTGATTTAAAATCGTTCAATGACCTTGAATGGTCGTCAATAATGCTCGTGTGAAATAAGGCAACCTACTATATTTTTTACATTCCAATCGCACATCTTTTTTATGTCTTTAATCCCCATTCCCACATCAAGAATAAGTGTTTCGCTTTGTGACATAAGAGCGTAAGAATTTCCTTTACTTCCGGTTCCGCAACATTTCAATTTGAGCATTACATCACCTCGCTTTCATCCGTTTCAATACTTAACTGTCCCGAAACTATCTTTGAATATTCCTTTGCCAAGTCCTCAAGTGTTATCTTTGGAACTGTAATATTCATAACACGGTCTCGCCCATATTCATCAATGTATTTCCTAATCCACCATGCTTCAATGTTGTTCAGATACTTCTGTGACTTAACACGAACCTCTGTAATGGTCTCAAATACAAGGTCTGTAATGTTACCTTTCAAACCGCTCTTAGCGTGTTCCTGCCATCTGAAGAATGGCATATATACCGTTTGCCCTATGTAGTGCATATTGGTCTTTCTGTTGTAGATATGGTAAATGTAACCATATACACCGCCATTGCTTTCAAATCCCTCTCGACTTTGAAATTCTCCCTCGTAATAGGGATTGATTTTGCTACTGGTTTTCGCCCGGCAATCATAAGAACAAAAGTAATATTTTTCTCCACTGTCTGCCGCAATATATGGAAAATCCTTTTGTTTGCCTTTGATTGGTTTATGGCAGTTAAAACAGATTGTATCAACTTCAATATTGAATCGCTCATAGAAGAATTGGTTGCTGTCCATAACTAGAGCATATGTTCCACTACCTTTTCTTGGCTTTGCGAACCTTGAAATACCGCTTTTCCTCTTTACTTCGTCCTTTGCTTCATCGCGAGACATATCCTCTCCGCAAAGATAATACTCATCGAGAAGAGCTCCTTTTTGAGCATCCCACACGTTGTCATTTGTAAACTCTTTCAATTCATCGTCTACCTTGTAATCATAGATGCGAACCCAATAGTATTTCATATGCTACTCCAATTCTTCCTCTGCTGGGAACTGAAAGACAGCATTGTTGACACACTCTACTTTTGACGGCTGATTTTCAGCTCGCACCATAACACTGCATTTCTTTAATCTTCCAAATTCCTTTGCCACATCTTCTGAAATATCAACATTCTGCATTACGATAGGCATACCGATATATGCTCCTCTAAGCATTTCCATAGCCTTATACGATTTCTCCTTGGAAGAGTACTCACCTAACACGTATTTCTCTCCATTGTATAGTGCTATAACGCTCTCCATTGCGTGGCACACAACTAACTGTTCATAAGGCAAATCAACATTGCCATGCTGTGAAATTACTCTCATATCAGCTCTCCTCGCTCTGCATGAATGGCGGAAGTTCCTCTGACTGCTTGTCGGCTGTGTCGGTCGGCTCTACATCAATTATGTTGTCCTCGTCAAAATCTACTGTGTTTGCATTCTGCTCAATATCATAGGCAACATCCTGTTCAAGCATTTCATCGTGGCTGGTTTCCTCGTAATCATCTTCTTTACCAAAACCACTATGAGTATTGTTGATAGCTTTGAGAAGTCTATTTTTAACAGTTTTCATAGCCATCTGGTCTGCGAATTTCTGATGAACTCCGTTTCCGGTCTCCTTATATCCATATCCCTGTTTCCAAGCTGTCTTTATCTGTGCCATAGTCATAACTTCTGCAATCTTCTCACCATTTCCCATAATTGCTACTGCATAAGCACCAACAATCTTGTCATTGTCGATATTCTCAAAGCTCTGTTCGTGGCAATCAATAATTGTCTTTGCATCCTCCTTGTGGTACTTGAATACATCCCCTTTATAAATAACTGATGCATTAATGTCTTTAAGCCCATATCTTCTAGCGAGACAAGTTGCGCCATAAACAGACGGCTGACAGCTTAATTTGCCCGCATAAGCGACTGGGTAACACTGCTTCTTTCTTATTGATAATCCGTCTGTTACCATTTCAATAAGTGCATTTTCGATACTTGCCCTTGTGCAACTCTGTAATACAGGCTTCTTATTCATATCCTGTGTGTCCTGTAAAATAAGCATTGCTGACATAAGCTCGTTCGTGTAGTTGTAATCTTTAGGGAATGTTAAGCCAAATTTCTCTTTCTGCTTAATTTTTACAACCATTCCCTCTGTAAAATCTTTTGCTACAAGCTCTCTGCTTTCAGCTTCGTTCTTTTCCGCAACTGCTGTATTTTCTGCCATAATTAATCCTCGCTTTCTGCCTCATCTCTCCATGCTTTAAATTGCATATTCAAATCTTTCACTTTGACTTCAATCTCGTCTACCTCTTCCTCTTGTTCGACTAAATAGCCGACAAGCTCAAGCATATTGTGTAGAATATCTTCCTTTGATAGATTTGTTCTTATTTCTTCCATTTTCCTAAACCTCATTGAATACCTGAACCGCAAACAGTTCATTAGGTGTCTGCTTGAATAAAACTCCGTCAGATATAACTGTATACATATATCCGTCATACTTAAGCTCTACAGTATGTTTCTTACCACCCATGTAATAGTTTCTCTTCTTAATACTCATGTTGAACCTCCTATAACCCAAGTAACTTTTTGAGCATTTCTCTTGCTCTCTCGGCTTCATCTTTCACCTGTTCCTCGCTTTTATCAGCAAGCCTAATTACCATTTTGTACTCTTCCTCTGAAAGTTCCTCTTTAAGCGCATGTAAAACAGTAACTGCCTCTGCCATAATATTGTTTTTTGTACCTCTAAATGTAACTTCTCCGTTTATTGCTTTAATCATCTCTACACCTCCATATTTTCAATCACAAGCTCTTTGTCCTGTGTATGTTTCAACAAGATTAGCTGATTATCAATCTGTGGTATTCTCCAATCGTCAACGCTCTCTGTGTCATCAATGATAATTGGAAAATTAACACCTACCACTTTCTGAAAAGCTCGGCATATGTCAACTTCCGTTAACATCCTCGCGCCATGATTGAGATTTCTTGCATACGCTTCACCATTGTAAACAAAGTCGCAGCACTCCTCGGTATCACCATTTAAGAGCGGTCTAAACAGCTTTGCTGTGGCAAAATTCAGATACTTATTAACGTCAGCCTGTAAAAGCTCATTCTTCTTGCGTGTAAACTCTTTCAGCAAATCAAGTTTTCTCTCCCAATCAGCTATCTCTTGATTGAGGTCTGTTCTCTTTGTTTCAAGGTCGGCTATGCTATCGTCTATACGCTTGTTATTCGCCACACCAAGCTCAATCTTTGTATCAACCGATGAAACTTGCCTTAACAGTTCGTTTCGCTCGTTTTTGAGCTTTCTGATAAGTTCTGATGTATCGTTTTCGTCTGCAAGAGCTTTCTCTTTTTCCTCGATTTTAGCTTTAAGTGCCTGATACTCACTGTTGCCTGTCATATCAATATCAGTAGGTACCATTTCAAGCTCTTTAGCAACGATTTCATACTTTTCTGTCAGTTCCTTAAGTTCTGCTTCGAGGTCAACTATCTCTTTTTTCTTATCCTCGATAGCCTGTTTAAGCTCCTTGCTATCACTTAACAGTGCATTGCCCTTATCTTCAAGCTCCTTAAGGTTCTTTGCTTTTAAAGCGTCAAATTCAGCTCTTAAGACCTCCACCTTATCTTCCGGCAACTTCTGACCGCACATCGGGCAATTAACACTGCTTTCATCAAAGGCAAGCTCCTTTGCTTTTTTCCAATCAGCACGTACCTTTTCTAAGTCTATTGCGCAATCTTCAATCTCTCTTTCGGAGCTTTTAATGCTAGCTTTTCCAGCTCTTATCATCGACTCTGTTTTGTGGATTGAAGCATCGAAGCCGTCAATCTGTGACCGCAGCTCCATGCGCTTTTTCTGGTTTTCAGCATTGGCTTTTCTTTCCATATCTGAAAGCTCAAATTTAAGGTTCATAATGTCCTCTGTGGCTTTCTGCTTGCTCTCTAAAATTTTGTTATAGTCGGACAGCTTATCTTCAATTTCCTTAAGCTGCGGCTCATAGGTTTTCTTCTGCAATTCAAGCTCTGCAAGGTCTGTATACTCATTGGTGGAATGAATTGTATCAATCCTTGTTGAGATTTCGTCTCTTTCCTTGACAAGCCCTTTTGAGCCATTCCTACCGCCTGTGCCGTTTAGCTTGCCGCGACACACTTTTTTGAGCTGGTCAACGTCGCCATCGTCAAACATCGGCTTAAGTTCAGCAAACTGTGGAAACATATCGCAGATTTCTTCATCAGTATGTGTTCCAAAATAGCTTGCAAGTGCTAATCTCTGCTCTGCCTGTGACTTGTTAAGCAATGTCATGGCATTTAAACAGAATGGTAATACCCCAAGCTCTGCCATGTTGTCATTGATGTACTGATTGTAGTCTGCCATTTTGTAAGGCACATCGTTGATTGAGTAATCAGTAACACTGCCTGTAATCTCGCCTTTTTTGTTGCGCTTCTGTCTTGTAACCTTTTTCAGAGTCTTTGCTTTTCCGTCAATCTCAAAGGTAACAGCTCTTACAATGTCAACATCGTCAATCTCGACTCCATTTTCATAATGCGGTCTTATGCCTGTAATCTCTCTGTCATTCTCATCATGGCAATTCAGCACATCAAGAATAATTCTCTTAACTGTTGATTTGCCGACTTCATTCTGACCGGACAATACAGTTTTCATTGAAAAATCTGTGTCTAATGTGTTTTTGCCGTAGAATTTACAAAAATTCTGCGCAAAAATATGTGTAATCTTCATTGCGTTTCCTCTCTTTCTATTTGTTTATGGTTTTTAGAATCAAATTTCCGTGTAGGCTCGATTTTTTAACTACTCTTAAGTATGAGTCCGACTCTGATACAAAAAGCCACTCGCTCGCCACGTAATGAGCCTTGTTGAGCAATAGCTTCTGTTCTCTTGTCAATGGCTTTAATCTGTACCTCGTATCGCCTAGCCTAATTCTTCTTACATTGTTGCTCATTTAGCTTCTCCATTTCTTTATCTAATAACGCTTGAAAGTCAAATGATTTGTCCTCGTGCCGTTTAGCTCGATATAGTTCTTGTAGGTAATCGTTAGCACTCTGACGTTTCAATTGGCTACCAATCGCAGTAGATGTCAAGGTTTCCATTTCCGCTCCCTTCGTCATATACAATCCCTTGTATGCCAATAGGAGTATCAACTACAGTTCCGTGTGGTAAATCATCACTTGCAATTACTACATATTCGTTTTCATCAACCACAAGCCCATATTCGTTCAGATGTCTACCCGGTATATTAAGTCCACCACCCGGTAACACTCTCTGCGAGTACCACGTATAAGTGTAATCTCCGTATCGGACTCGCCCTAACTTTCTAAACCGGCTACAACTGCATTTCTTACGGCAAGTTGGAACTGTTGGCTCCTCATAGGTCTGCTCAACTACAACCGACTCATTCTGAACTACTGTCGGCTCAATCTTGCCTAGCATTACATCTTTTAAATAGGAAGTAACACCGGCTGTCAGCTCAACTTTGCTATCTGCTTTCGTTGCTATTGGCTTTAAGGTTATAATTCCAATCGTTGAAATTAATAACATCAATATCAGTTTTCTTTTTCTCATGCGGTTCGCCCTCCTCTATGAGACATATTGCAATCAGTATCAGCCAAAAGACTGTTACGATTGCTCCAACGATAATACTCGCTGTCTTAATTCCGTATGCCACAGACAGTCCAAGGAAAAATGCAAACGCTAATGCTCCGAAAATCGAGTAGCCACAGCCGGTGTAGAATTTTTGCTTCAAAGTTCTTTTTCTCATACAAAATCACCTCGCTATGCAAAACTCTGTTGAGCGTTTGCGTCCTGAATAAGCTCATCAAGATACTTAGGTACGACATAGCAATCAATGAACTCATGCACATCGTCTATATACTTTCTCTTGATACTCTTATAAGTAGATACACAGCCATACTCACGCTTTAACTGCGTCCATATATCAGAAAATGTCTTATGCCTGATACTATTATCCCTGTATGCTTCGCTCTGCTTGCCACCAAGGATATTTACAACTCTGCGCTTAACATGCTGTTGTATCTCGTCAATATCGCAACTATAAAGTGGTACATTTTCCTTAAGCTCGCTCACATCATCTTTGATGTCGTTTACTTTCTGCTCTAATTCTGTGTAGCCCTGTGCCAAAAGCTGTATCTGACCGCCTGTTGTCTTTGGCATACCATAACTGCCTGTTTTTCTGATTGACGGAAGTACCTCATCCATTACCCACCGCTCAAATTTCTCTGCGCTAGGCAATTTTGATTTCATAATGAGTCGGTATAAATCCCCCTCATTTATGTATGACATAGATTGCACTCCACTAGATGTAGGGGTGTCGCGTTTCACGACTCCCTTGCAATGCCTAGAAACTGCATCTCTCGGTGTCGCATACCCAAGTGCGGTTGCCACATCTGTTGCTACGAAATATGGCTTTCCGTCAATTTCTGCCATTCGGACTTCTCCAAACTCTTCATTATTGAAAATTTGTAAATCGTTCATGTTTTCTCCTTTCTGTGGTATAATCCTCTTATTCTAAATAAGAAAAGAGGTGAAAAATATGTTTCTAAAATTTCAAATAACTTGTGCTTGCTATAGTAGATATACTGTTAATGAAGATATATCTGCTAGTAAGATTGTTTGCCCTAACTGTGGTCTTGAATATCCTTACTCCGACAAAGTATTATCTATGCTCAAGACTGCTAAAGAAATACCAGAGGGCGACATTACTTCTGATAAAGAATGCTGTATCAGTGTTCTTTCTCCTAGGGAAGAAATGAGTGGTTTTTAATAGACTGTTTCATATATTCTAAGAAACCAATCATTTCTGTAACTGTTAGTTTGCTATCTTTGAGTTCTGATAAAACCTTACTCTCTAATTCAAAGATAGCAGGCCTTGAAGAAAGATATTTCTTCATAAATACAGCTCCCTCACAGGTTTTACATAAGTTATCTTTAAGACTGTTAAGATAACTTTTTTCCACTTCATCAATAAAGCTTGCCATTTCTACTCCTTTCTCTCTACTCAATAAAATAAGAAACTTCTACGCCAAAATAATTAGCAATCTTAATTAGCTTGTCTGTTTTTGGCATTGATTTTCCCGACTTCCAATCTGAAAAAGTACTTCGTGCCATTCCGAGCTCCTCCGACAGTTTGTAAAACGAAACGTTTCTAGCTTTTATGAGCGTATCGAGTTTTTTAAAACTCGCCTGTCGTTTTTTCTTATTCAATTTCCCATCTCCTTTCTTGACAATAGTTAGGAAATCCGTTACTACAAAAAGTGCCATATAAGGCAACGGCTGTTGGTGATAGTACGCTAACAGTTTTGTTTTTTTAGTTCAAAAATCCTAACCAAGTCTTGATAAAAATTAGAAAATCGTGTATACTATGAATTGTCCAGAAACATAATATTATTTTCTCAATTTTATTTTTTATTGAGTTGAGATTTCCTAACTTCTTTTTTCATTCTACATTAGGAAGTCTTATTTGTCAACCCCAAATGTTGAGAAATCACAACTTTTTTTAAAGGAGATTTTCTATGTACGAAAGATATTGTAAATTAAGAGACTCAAAAGGGTTAAATGATTCAGAAGTGGCTAAATATGGCGGTTTCCCTAAAAGTACTTTTTCGGATTGGAAAAAAGGAAAAAGCTGTCCAAAATTGTTTAAGTTGGTAAAAATTGCAGAATGTCTTGATTGTTCACTTGATTATTTAGTTACCGGAAAAGAGCACCATTCAGTTGTCGAGGAAGCAACAAAAGACTTGGCTTTGTCGAAAATGGATAGTAGAATCAAAGACTACGCGTTGAAATTATCTAAATTGTCGGATAAAGAGCAAGAAAATATTATGAATTTAATAGATATGATGTATGAAAAATACTCAAAATAAATTAAATTAATAAGAAAGGTGGTATTTTATTATGAGTAAAACTGTTAAATGTCCTAAATGGGGTTGTGATGGTGTTGGCATACCTGTTGATACCAAGAAAAAATTCTCATTCGGTAAAGCACTTGTTGGCAACACAGTAGGTGGTCTCTTCGGACCTGTCGGTGCCGTTGTCGGTACTGCTACCGGAATTAAGGGAAAGAATGGCAAAACAAAGTTTGTGTGTTCAAAGTGTGGTAACGTTTGGGAAAAGAAAATATAACCACAAGGCAGAGTTTTTACTCTGCCTCTATTTTTCCCTTAATAAATATGTACAAGTACAATAACAGGTCTTTATCTTCCAAGCCCTCAATCATTTTAATTATTTCATCCTTATATTCCATACAATGCTACCTCCGATACATCAATTATAGAACATTTGTTCTTAAACGTCAATATTAGGACGGCAGAAAAATCCACCGCCCTACCGAAACTTGAAGAGTTCTCTTGTTTGAGAACATCATTACTGTAGCACTTTAAAGTGTTTTATTTTGTCGAATATTGACAACATGGACTGCAAAGAATAGAATAGTAAAAAATAACTACAAAAGGAGATGTTAATATGGTAAAAACAAATAAATGCAATTCCTACGTCATCAATGGTCAAAAAATCAATGTTGATGATATAATCAAGCATTATAATGGCAACTTAGGCATGGCTTGTAATGAAATATCGCAAAGGACTTTGGTTTCATTTGAAACAGCCAAATATTATGTAGAGCTGTGCCAAAAAGATGAGCCATTCGTTAAGCAAAATTCAACGATAAGCTTCACAAGCGGCATTCTCATAGCCGTTCCGCTTATAATGTTTATTGCAACAAAAATAGGATTCTTTCCGGTGGACAATGACCTTTTTATTGCTATGTTTGGCTTAATTTTTGTGTGTTGCTCTATTGCTTCAATTATTCTCGGAATAGTTGATTTAGCATCTAAGAATGAAATTCCACGCAATCATGGTGGTTCTATCTTTGGCATTGTTGCTTCTGCGCTGATGTGGCTTGATTTTATTTTTCATTGAACTATGGAGAGGTTTCCCTCTCCTTTTTAGTTGTAATAGCTTAGTTAATTATAGCCCTCCTTTATTAATTAGCTTCCGCTTTCGGTTCTTCTTCCTTATTAATATCCATCAACTCATTGTACTGTTCCTCTGTGATTCTCCCAACTGCAAAGAAAATATCAATTTTATTCTTTAAATTGTCTGTCAGTCCGTTTCTTTCTTTAAGTTTTAATAATGCTCTGTATAACATCTTCTATACCTCCAATTCTGTAAGTGCTACTGCATACTCTGAATTTACATATGCTTCTGTCGATTGTGTATCCATATCATATATGTAATCTCGGTTGTCATTTAACTGTTGTTTTACATAGTTCCATCCGTTAGCTATGCTAATTGGATAGTTAAATACTGTATATCCGTCAAGCTGTTCTGATGTGACGGAGATGTTGGTTACTGGGTAGTGGGTGGATAAGGCTTTAAATGCTTGGAGTTCTTCTGTGGTAAGGTCGATTTCTTCTGGGGTGGTTACCTTATATACTAGATGCCAATTGTCAGCTTTCAGTATGCTTTTAAACTCGTCTAATGATTCACTTCCGCTCAGTGCAACGTATAGATTATTATTACCAATAGTATAACAATATTTCTGCGCATAGGTCGAACCAGCTACACCTAATTGCAAATGCGATAGCATACTATTTCCTGTATTTTTATCAGATATAGTTGAATCATCAATAGTTAAACGGTATCTACTACCTAATCTCGTACCTTTTTCTTCTCTCCAAGCTTCCGAACCATTTAACGTCATGGTGTTTACACATTTTACAAGTTTCCCTCTTTCCGCATCCACATAATCCGCAATATACTGTTGTCCGTTAATTGTGACATTACCATCACTTGAGACTGGAATAGCATTTAATGTTATTGGCAACTGTATTGATTGTTCTTTGTATGGCTCAAATGGAGTAATTTGTTTACCTATTAAGATTTGTGGCTTCCATGTTTCGTTGTTGAAAGTATTTCCTCTTGTAATTTTAATAGATAACTTAAATTCATACCTAGCATCTTGTCTTGCAATTACATAAGGTGTATTGACAATATTGCTTGCAATTGAAAAGCTCTTTGTGCTCTCGTTGCTATAATCAACGTAGCATTTGTTTATTTTTTCAACGCCTCCTATATTATTTGGACAAAATATAATTTCAGTTCCTTCTTTAAGCATAGATGGGGTATCTATTGGCAAGTAAATACGTTTATTATCGGTAGATGTTCCGTTTAATTTTATAACTCCGTTGCTTACAGTAACGGTACATCCAACATCTTGATATTCACCATCTCTAATTTTTAAGATATTACTTCCAAGTAGTTTTACTGTTGGATTTACAACGCTCTTAATCTCAACTGGATTTTCTGGTGTTGGTGTTCCATCCTGTGAGGATTTGCCATATATCATCATATCTTGAATCTTTCCATTGTCAGAATCGGCAAGATGGGTTTCACCTTGATTTGATGCGTAGAACTTTGTGATTTTGTTGGATAAATCTTCCTTTAGTGAACTAACCTGTCCTCTAACTGCATCACCCGCATTTGGATAAGTCTTTCCGTCCGCTCCGACTCTTATATCAGTTAATTCAGCATCACCTGTAGTAGAGCCATCAGGCAGTGCTACAATGTTGTCAATGCGCTTTTTCTGTGTCTCTAACTGTGCATTAAATCGAGAACTGACAGCCCAATATTCAATGTTTGATAACTCAATTCCTTTTGGCACATTCTTCTTTGATGTATAACTGTCACCATTGCTTGCTAAAACCACCGAGAGATTTTCATATTCTTTGGTTTTGTCCCAATTACCCATTGGCATTGGAATACATCTGTTACCTATATATTTAGGCATAATCAATCACCGACCTTCCACTATCATCTGTGCTAAAAACTAAATCATTTCAATCGGGTGTCTGAACGTAAAAATATCCATCATCCGTAATTCCAAATGTTGCAAATTTGCCTAATTCGTTTTGCAAATCTTCAAGTGCTGCCATTCGCTTAACGACTCCCGGTGCAAAGCACATATACACCATTTGCTTTTGAGAATCATTGTCAGTAGATACCGCCCACTCGCCGGGGAGCATTTTTGAGGGGTCAAAGTCAACGCTCTGCCCTCGTCTCATTTGAATCGCCATAAGCTACACCTCGCTTTCGTCAATGCCTAATTTCTGACACAATCTTGAAAACTTATCTTCCAATTTATCTATGTGTTTTTGCATTTTATCAATCTTCTGCTCGTCTCCGGCGAGCCTTAAGATTAGGAATTGCTCATAGTTCATGCCGTAGTACAGTGTATCATCATCTGATGTGGCTTTATTCTTGAAAATCATATTAAGGTTTTCATCGACATGTCCTTTATCTTTAAGGCTCTCGATTATATCCTGTGCCATTGCTCCAAAATATAACGGCTTGTCTGAATATCCTTGTCTATTAAGATTGTATTGAAATAAATCAGCCGAACCTACTGCGTCAATATAATCTTGATTAATTGCTTTAATATTCTTTTTTAAGCGTTTATCTGACGAACTCCATACCCAAGTAGCATCAACTTGGAAGCTCAGGGCGCTGCCATCCCATTTACAATGGTATGTATGCTCCACTGTACTGCCACACATAGCATATCCTCTAGCGGGTTCTCTGAATTTATCAGATTGTACCTCTTGAGCACCTGTTATCATATTTGCACTTACCGTCTGTGCGCCTATTGTCGGTGTACCCATAGCGCCTGTGACTCCATCGAGTGAGAGCGTGGTCTGGCCATTTTTGACAATTCGCAAGACTGCGCCATTCATCCAAAGTTCATAATTGTTTCCCGAATCGTCAGTAGTTTTTAAATCAATCTTTGACTTACTCACTTCTCCAATCAGTGCAATACTTCCGCCGGACACATTAAGATTTGAAGCATTTACCTTGCCGTTTTCATCAACGACAAACACTCCATTTCCCATGTTAATTGTGCCACCATATGCCCAGTCAAAGTTAATTCCGACAGCCGACATGATGTTGAATACAGCGTTTCCATCTTTGTCAATTCCAGCTTTCCATGTCTTGCCGTAATCATTTGAAACTGCTAAGCCATTAGCTGTCATTTTCCACTGTATGTTGCTCGAATTAAGGTCAGCTTTATTATGCATAATGTAAATAATTGAGCCATCCTCTTGCACCTGTTCAGTCTTAAAGAGTCCGAGCGATTGAGACATTAGCTGTGTTAGCAATTGCATTTGCTTGTCATATACACTTAGTTGTGCCTGCGCAACTTTCCTAGCTTGTACGACAGCCTTTGTCTCACTACTGAATTTATCTGCACTATTTCTTGAAGCATTTTCAGCGTCACAAGAAATTTTAGTGCCACTTCCAACTGTAAATGTTCGGTTGGAAATAAAACAGCTATAGGTATTCTGCTTGCGGTCCGTCACAAGTGCCACATCTCCGCTCTCAATTAGTGGGTTTGACAAGAGTGTAGCGTCAAGAGGCCTGAACCTCATGCCACCGATTTTTTTGAAAATATAGTTTGCAACTGTCTGTGCCTTGTCTGCCGAAATAAACGGATTATCAGAGATTGAGACTACATATCCCTCTTTTCCGGCAAGCGCGTTAACATCTTTTGTCTTATCCTCTTTCGAGGTTACAATAACTTTAACACCTGTAATAACAACATCATCGGTCGCAACATTCAAGTCTTTTTGTGTGTAAACATTGTGGTAATTTCTCGCCTCCGTGAATGTTTCGCCATCAACACTATCTCCACTTGAATAGTCGGTAAAATTTCCACCATCAACATTATCGCCATCAGAGTATGGTGTAGTTTTTGTGCTAAAAGTTCCACCATCGTAGCCTTGACTGTCAAACTGACTCATATCATACCAACCGATAAGCAATTCACCATCGTGACCGCATTTGCCCCATAATCCGCTTAACTGTAAGATATAAGCTATTACCTGTCCGTATGTGAGCTTTTGATTATCACTTGGCATCTCGTTAATCACGTAATCAGAGTTATCAAATTTCGCCATAGTAAAAGGTACATCACACTTAATACAAGCGTCTCTGACTACCTCATACGCTGTCGTAGGGTAGCTTAAATTGCTGTCATACTCACGATTGAAATTATTAATATTGTCAAGGCAAGTAAGCGTTATGAGTGAGCCGTCATAGCTTGTCTCGCTGACTCTATACTCACCAATTTTTAGTTTTTCACTTGTGCCATCAGAAAAGCTTTTTGAAACATATGCTGTTACGCTTGCCTTATCAAAATCATACTTGCTGTAATCCTCGTAAATGTTATTCAGCTTAATTTTCAGTTTTCCAGCAATCAAAGCCCCGATTGTGAAAGTGCCATTGCTTGATGTTGAATCATTAACTTCGAAGCCATTCGCCCACAGCTCACTATCACTAACAGGGATTTTTTCACCATTAGTTGTAACTATGTCAGCAAAACAATTTACGTTTATATTATTATCGAGCATTACTGCTCTTTGCCACTTAGCCGATACGTTAAGCATTTAATCACCGCCTTATACTTCTATGAGGTCGAAACTCAATGTCTCATACCTCTTATTGTTGATAGTCCATATCTTGATAGGTGCGCTTCTATCGCCCACGTAGAATGTACGTGTTTCATCAGTGCCGCTCATAGCGTCAGGATATGTCACTCTGATATATTCGGGGTTTACCATTTGAAGTATCTTTGCTGTCCTAGCTGTGTCTGTACCGCTCCATGACAATTTAAGCTGTCGTTTCTGCGCTATTCTGTTTTTATGCATTTGAGCGTCCTGTGTACGTCCGCTATCACTTGCAGACACATCAATTAAGCCCCACTCAAAAGTTGACGGAGTAGGTAATGCCACTCCGTCTACTAACATCATTGCCATATTGTTACCTCGTAAAAAGACACCCACACAAGGGTGAGTGTCTTAGCCAAATTCATTTGCTACAATATACCGCTGTCCATGTTTTGCTTTACCTACCTGTGTCATGCGATAGAGCGTTTCGCTGTCGCACTTAAACACGTTCTCAATGATAGGCGCAGAATTTCCACCGGCATTAGAGTTCATCATTACTTGTGCCATGCCCTCCATGACAGCCTGTTTAATTCCCTCTGTGATTTGTTGGTTATTTGCTACGGCTGTTTTGCCGTTTGAGAATTTACCGACTATCTCTCCTCGGTTCATGTAGAACGGACCCTCTTCCGGGAAACCACCACTAGCAAAATGTGGTGCCCTGTCGAGTAGTGACTGATACCCCATGTATTTTGTGCCTGTGGTAATATTGAATCTTTTATTGTTGTACTTAAACAAATCATCCAGTGAGCGTACAATGCCATCTATCGAGTTCTTAACACTGCTAAATCCCCAGCTACTTATTCCAACACTGTAACTTTGATTTGCGTACCACTTAAACGTACCTAAACTTCCGTTCGTGTTATCGACCTTTCCTTTAAGCCCATTAAAACTACCACCTGTCGAGCCGAGATAAGCACTTGCGTTACTTGCCATTGTTGAGAACGAGTTCGATGCTCCTCTTCTCATGTTTTCTGCAGCGTCTTGAAATACCCCCATGTTAAATTTAGTGTTACCCAATGAGCCATTAACTCCACTTAATGAATTGTAGAGATTTGATGATAACGCTGAGAAAGAACCGCTTGTGCTAAGCGATGTTCCACTCGCTTTACTGCTCATGCTATCCATTTTGCCCTTAGTGCCATCAAGTGAAGTATTGATATTTCCTAAATACCCACTTACACCAGCGCTTAAGTTTTTGTAACTATCATCAATTTTGCTTGCACTCTTTCCTATTTCTTTTGCAGTATCGTCAACTCCTTTAACTGCTTTCTTTTTAAATTTGGGTATTTCAACACCGGGTATCTTGTTAAGCAATCCTATAATGTCATTAATAATCCCAACAAATCCGTTGTAAAGCTGTGGCCCTAATACGTTGTGTAAATCATCAACATTTAAAGACATATTCTTCTTAAATGTTTTCCAGCCTTTTTTGAAATAATTTCCCAAGTCTTTGAAAAAATCATCTACACTTTTTTCAGCGTCTTTGATTTTCCACTTTATTTCCTTAATTCTCCAATCGAGAGGAGTGACAAGTTTAATCTTTTTTCCGTCAAAGCCTGTGGCTTCTTCGCTTATTCCCATTCCGGATTCTGGACTCTTGAACCACTCTTTGAGTTTATCAATCCAGCCTTTCATGTGTGCCAACACGTAATTGATAGCTGACACGATAACCAGCACCTCAACTCCCCTTAGTGCAAGCTCTGTTTTTGACAAGCCTTTAGCTGTTGCATACTTTTCCCATTCAGATGTAATAAGAGTTTTGGTTATCTCTTTGAGTCCGTGTTTCCATGCAAACGCGCCAATAAGAATAGTAAAAGTATCAATATCAAGTTCTCCGATAAATTCTGAAATGCCCTTAAATGCGTCTTTCCAATCAATATTGATTAGCGCATGAATTAAAGTATCTCGTATGCCGTGAACAATGTTATTGACTGTTTTTCCAAGTTCTTGCCATCCTGTTAGCCCTGTAACGTCACTTACCCTTGACATTTCGTGCAATGCGCCATTAATAAATGCAGCAAAGCTATCTCCAAGATTTTCCCAATCGAACGTTGATGTAAACGAAAAAGCAGAGATTATGGCAGTTCTTATTGAGCCAGCTATTGTCTTTCCGAGTGCCGTAAATAATTTTGGACTTATTAAGCCGTTAAGAAAGTTTGCAAGCCCTTTTCCGAAATTCGATGCGCTCTGATACACGTTATCCCAATTAATAGAATTAAGCGAGTCAGCTATTGTGTCACCAATGTATTTTCCAAGCGAGTAAAGGTCTTTGATTGATGATTTATATTTTTCGAGCAATCCATCAGTCTTTTTCAGTGAGCTATTAACACCACTGCCGGCTCCACCGCCACCGGAACCGCCACTGCCTGAACCGCTACCACTGCCACTGTCGCTGTTATCGTCAAGTGCGTGTATCTCGTCTATACTAAGCAGTGTCTTTTTCAGTTTTTGCGCTTTCTTATTCGACTTATCGGCACTATCACCAATGTCGCCTACTCCGCCAGCTATGTCCTCCATGCCGTCAACAGTAGCACCGCCACCGCTTATCTCGATAGTCCATCCGAAAATTGCTCCGAGTGCGTCAGCTACAGTTCTTGTGAAGCTGATAACTTTGAGCATTACCTTGCTTAATGCTTGGACAAATGGCTTTAGAGCATTGATTACTACGCTACCTATGATACTGCCCCATGCTTGGAACTCTTGCTTAAGGACTCTTACACTATTCGCCCATGTCAATTTGTTATCGTAAAGGCTTTTTATCCTCTACTTCTTATAGTTTCCTATAAGTTCAGCGTACATTTTCAACCACAAAAATAAGACGCATTTCTACGTCTTATGGTTGTCGAGCACTCTTGGGAAGATTATATTTATTCACTTCCTACGCGTTACAGTGTCAATCAGCCTTTCGCTATCTGATTGATTACCTCGGTATTGACTTATTGACTTATCCATTTATATCCGTATGCTGTCCTGTCGGGTTTATCAACTACTTTGTGTATGGCTTTGTAATTGACCCCCAACGCTTTGCCAGCGTCAGATATTCTATCATACTCCTTGACTACTTTATTTGTTTTTATGTCAATTTGAGCTATTTTCCTACCCTTTTTTAGTTTAGTATACATGCTCAAATCTTTTATCGGAAAATCTTCTTTATAGACAAAAATATATCCATTGGCATTTTTATAACGATGTTTCAATGCCCCTATCAGTGTTGTCCTGTTTGTTCCTGTTTCGGTTGAAGCCTGTGCTATGCTATCAAATTCTTTGATATAATTGCCTTTTAGGTCACATTGAATAACTTTTCTCTGATTGATAGGTTTTGGCTTTACATATGTCTTAGCTCCATTAGCTTTATATTCATCTTCAAACATGAATTGATAGCCTTTACATGTCAGCATTTTGTTTTTGCAACATAATAATACATCAACATTACCAAAACCATATTTCTCGGCTTCCATCGCACTATCGTATCTTTCTATGAATGTTCCGTCTTTATCTAGCCTTACGACAGCTCTTGCGTTGTGTCCACCAACACCGCCCTTATTCTCATTATATCCATCTCTGTATGTGTTATACAAAGATATATAAAATCTTTCAAGTCGCAATGCTTTCTGTGAACTATTGCATTTATCAATCACTTCCCATTCAAAGTTGTCCTTGCCATATTCTTTAATTGCTCTGTGAAATAAGCAATCCTCTTTTGGCGAACACCTTAAATGTTGTTGAACCCTAGCGTGATAGTTTGCTGTTTGTCCGATATATAATTTTCCGTTTACTTTATTTGTAGCCTTATAGATATAATACGTTCTCATTAAATCACCTCGAACATATTATATCAAAGTATGTTGTCTAAATCAACTTAGTTTTCACCGACTTTGCTCGATTTTTCATCAGCATATTACTATGCTGCGCGACACATGAAACTAACGTTTCGTTTATCGGCTGTCTTGGCGAAGTCTCCTTGCGCAGCTTGTGTATTTGCCATGACATAATTATATCTTAGCAATACCTTTTCAGCTTGCGTCATTGACTTGATATTTGCGTCAAGTCCGTTTTTCATAGCCCACTCTGAAAGTGTGGCTTGTGTTAAATCAAGTCCGTATCTCCTTAATGGTGCGATTGTTCCCGAAAAAATGGATTGTAAGCTCTTTGCAACATCAGCTTGGTCTACATCGTAGAATGAAGCCATATCACCAGCTAATCTCGTAAGATTAAGCGACATATCAGCCATACTGTCTGTAGTCTTGTATAGTGTGTTATTTTGGCTCATAAGGGCTTTATTTGCCACTGCCGTACCATTTGCCACTTGCTCTGATGAAATACCTATAGAAGTACCCAGTGCTTGAAATCTACTTGCAATCTGCTTAACTGTCAGCTCGGACATTCCAAAGTCTTGAATTGATGTTTTTGTAAAATCATCAACCTTGCTTGCCATATCGCCAAACGTGGTATCTACTACGTTTTGAACCTCTGTTAATTGGCTCGCTAAATCAACTGCACCGCCTATTTTCCCGACAGCTCGCATGACCAACCAATAAGTTGCGTAAAACTTACCGATAGTTGAAGCTAAGCCCCTGAATCCACTCCTTGTACTCTTAATTGACTTACTCGTGTTTGAAAAGCCTGTTACAAGTGACCTACTAGCCGAACCGACTTTCGAGCCTTGCTGTGACAGATTAGCAAGTGCATTAGTCATTTGAATAATGTTATTGCTAACTCTCGGTGCGTTAGATAATGTTGTCATTACCTCTTTTAAGGCACCGCCAAGGTTTCTGATGTTGTCTGCAGCATAACTAGCTGATTTCGAACCGAGCTTTGAGATTGAAGCTGTTAGCTGTGTAATCTCTGCTGATTGCTTTGAGATATTCGCAAAGCCCGACAATTCTGTTGCCATGTTCTTCAAGGCACTTGCCGAGCTGACAAGTCTTGCAGTATCAAGGTTGCCGAGCTTTTCCATGTTAGTCGCAATCTTGCTAAAGGTACGAGTGTCAATACTGCTCACGCTTCTAAGTGATGTTGCAAGTTGTGACATTCCGCTCGCAAAATTGCTTATGCTTGCACCATTGAGGGAATTGAGAGTAGTTCCAAGTTCTTGCAGTTTGCCTTGTAAGTTACCTATGGCTCTATTTGCTTGTTGCGCATCCGACTTGATTTGAAGCTCAATGCTCTCTGCCATTTTCTCACCTCCCTGTAATAAAAAAGAGCTACCCTAAAGTAGCTCTCATGTATTTAGTCTTTGAGCAGATAGTATGTTGTAATCAATCCAACATAGCCGTCTTGCTCAAGACATCTATTCTTTTGAAATACCATGACACATTTAGTGAGATAATCCGTCCACTTGCCGTAATCAGTATCAAGTTTGTAAAAATGGTACTTGTCATGCAGAGTTTTTCTCAGCCACTTAATGGCTGTCGGGCAGTTATGCTTCTGACCGCTCCACAGATTGTGATTTTTGGCGAATCTCTGTGAATTAGCTCCAAACTTGCCATCTTCCTTAAGCTCATCTGTGTCAAATCCGATGTTCATGGCATGTTGCCATTTTCTTACATCATCATTATTGAGGTAATATTCCTCGTTGCCTTTTCAAGCGTTATTCTTTACCGGAGTTGCTATTGGTGCCGGATTATTCTCTATTCCATCGCCCTTATCAAGCTCAATATAGAGTAAGTTAGCGTCAGTGCTGTTACTCAGACCGCTACAAGTAAATGCGCTTGAATACTGCCAGCCATACAGAGAATGTTGAATAACAGGCTTCTTTGCACTATTAGGCTCATCACCAATAGACATTCCTTTAGTTGACGGATAACGTGCTATCCAAAACGGACAATTAATCTGATTTGCGTATGGCGCAATATACTGATTATAAAAGCTAAGTCCGGTATATACACCAAAGTTAAGCCCGGCACTCTTGATAACACTCTGATATGTGTTGATAATATCAATAAGCGTCTGTCCGAGTCCTTGCTGGCATCTGTCCTCTACATCAAGCCATACAAATGTCTTTCTTCCGGCAAGTACCTCAATCACTTTCTGTGCATCCGTCTTTGCCTTATCTACTGTTGTAGCGTATGAGTAGTTGTAAACACCTTGTATTGGCATTCCTACATCAGTACAGCCTTTCCAATTCGCTTCAAAGGTTTTATCCGGATTAAGGTCTCTGCGGATTATTTTAAGGATTGCAAATTGCACTCCGGCCCACTTAACCTTGCTCCAATCAATATTTCCTTGATATGACGATACGTCAATTCCTTTATATGCCATATTTTCACCTCATTAATCAGGACTTTCAGGTAATCCTGACTGTCTTAATGCGTTAATTCGTTGATTCATTTCGTAAACGGCAATTTCCTCATTAGACTCTTTGTATTTAGGCTCGTTATCTTTTGAGTATTGCTCATTTAATGATTTTTCAATGTATTTTGCCCTTGCCTTATTGCCATTTAAGGCTCTATCAATCGCTGTAAGAGTTGCGCTTATTCCGTATGTGCCCCACCAAGCCCACATGTTGGAGTCGGCTTCTTTTTGCTCAAGCATATAAGCCTTTGAATAAGGCTCTAAATCAGCCGGACAAGACATATCTATGTCCTCAACGCTAAATCCATAACCCTTAGTTGCCAAAAGCCAATATGGGCGGATTTCGTTGCAATACACTTCCCATGTAAGCTCTTTTACTTCTTGATTGGTTTCTTCTTGGCTGTCTGTACCTCTTTTGCCAACATCTTGGATAAAAAACTGTTTTTCTCCATTTCCGCAGACAAGTCATTATAGAGTGATTGTAAATCTCCGCCCTCTTCATTCTCCGGGTCGAGGTAATCGTCAAGTAAATCGTATACCTTTACAAGCTGTTTCTCTTTTGCTTCTTTATTGTCAAAATCAAAGCCAAATTCGTCAGCATGGAATTTCTGTAAGCCCACGAGTAAAAACTCCGGTAAAAATTCAAGCATGTTGTCAATGACTTCAAGCCCCTCGCCCTGTTGCTCCATTCCTACGAGCCTTGGAATAATTTTATTCTTAACTACCGGTGCATATCCGAATTTAACTGTATACTCTTTTCCATTTAATTTAATTTTCATTTTATCTTTCCCTTTCTCCCTAATT